GAACTGTGTCTTGTCCAGATACTGGGCTTTCTTAGTCATGAGAATTTGAGTATTAAAACCAAACCACTGACCGTCTGAACGTTGCTGACGAGGCCACAGGAACTCACCTGTACCATCACCACGATCCTCTACTTCACGTTCAAACTTCTCGTATATCTGTCTGGTTTCAGTAATGTTGCCATCTTCATCGTATACATCTTCACGCATACCAGTCATGGCATCGTACAAATCACGAGGATGGTACCTAGTACCAACAACTAGTTCTTTAGCATCTGGTTCTTCGATGGACGCGAGGAGGGAGTACTGTGACTCAACCTTCCTGCGCCCGTCCTCTGTGTAGGCATTCTCTTGGGTAACAACGTCATCCAGAGCAGCAATCTTACAATGCATGCCAGTAATAGCAGTAGTAAGGCCAGCAGCAAATACCGTAGGGTCACGGACACCTTCTTCTTTACGGAGAGGATGATCGACACTAAATTCCCCAACGGACCACTTCTCACGCTTACCCTCCTCTGGATGAACCATGTCTGGCCAATAGCGTCTGTACACTTTACTAGTTAGAATATTCTTGATAGCTCCCAATTGCTTCTCTGCCAGATTGCTCGTTGAAGAAATGTAGAGAACAGTAGTCGCAGGGTCTTTGGTTATCTCCCAAGCAATCCGGTACGCAAGCATAATAGACTTCTGATGTCCCCGAGGAAGTAGGACTAATTGATGGTTCTTTGCGTCTGATCTCGTCCACCATTGTAGCAGCTCCAAATGAATATTGCCCAGCACGCGTTGTGGGGCAACCAGTCTAATAAAAGTAATCAGGTCAGCCTCCGCAGCCAACCTGGTCTCGTCATTACGATCCATGTTTATTTAAACTCAAGTGGTTTCTGAATACGTATGTAGTCTTCGTCGTAATCTTTAATACTCTGTTCTATCTTTTTTTCAATACCAGCTTGTTCTTGTTTACTAGGTGCACCAGCCTTACGCTTCTCTGCCCAACCCCTGTCTGCTAACCATTTAGCGGAGGAGACAGCAGACTTAGACGGAGAGGTAGAATCAGAGATAATTTCCTGTATAGCTTTAGAACGGAGTTTAACTTCTAGTTCAGCACGCCACTCCTCGATGTACTTGAGTAGCTGTTTATTACCACACATACGCTGCCAGTGATCCCAACCACCAAGATACTCTGTGGCAATACGATACTCAGTTGGGTCTTCTAGAGAGAGATAAATCTTCTTGAGAGAAGGCAGGTCCTTACCTTTATACACATGATCGTACGGTTTGAGAGTGTAGCAAATATTAGACTTATCGGCTAGACAAGTCTCCAAGAAAAGTCCTTGGGTAATCCAGCGACCAATTCTGTCTTTGTACGGATTATTCTCCATCGGATACTTTCTCAGTTAGTTTGTCTAGCCAATAGTCACATTCTTGTAGCGCTCCTTCGTACGCATGGAAGTTAGCCTTAGCCTGATCCATGAGTTGAAGAAGTTCAGTGCGATGTTCGAATAGTTCTTCTTTGGTCAAGATAGAAACTCCTAATTATAATTAAGCATTACTAGAAAATAGGGGGAGCCAATAATCAGTACCACCAACATCTACCTTTAGTACCTTAGCAGCAACACCACCAGTACTTACACCAGCAGAACTAGCACCAGTACCTGCATCAGCAAACATCGTGGTAGACGGATTAGTCACACCAAGCAGATAATTTAGTTTACCAGCACCAAGATTATCAACACGAATGAAGGAAGTCTTAGCTGGAATAGTCGGAGTAGCACTGAAGCTGGTGTCAACCTGTACAACGTCTACAGTACCACCAATGTTAGTGGCAGAGTCTGCAACTTCAAGAGTAGTGCGCAATGCATGGGCAGCACCAGAGACAGCAGCAGAGGCACCAGTAGCACTCAGAGAGATGTGGGCACCATTAACTGTACCGCCTACAGCTACCGTAGCATTGTTGATCGTACCGTAAGCGCGGATAGCTTCACCACCACCACCATCACCGAAATAGATGCGAGCGTAAACAACACGACCATCGCCACCAGAGCCAGTGAGAGAGTCTGCGTACAAGCTTACAAGATTCTCACTCGCACCACCACCAATGTTAAATTTCTTTGAGGACGAGGATAAGGATTTAAGGGGATACTGATTTCGCTGCAAGTCCCAGCGAGAGATATGATTACCAATAGTAGACATAGATTAAATTCCTTTAGAAGCTAAAGCTGAGAGCGGGATTGCACTCAAACGAATGTATTTCATTTGCTCAGCTTATAGTATATTATACCATGAATAATTGCAAAAGTCAAGAACTTTTTATGAGGAGGATAGAAATTCTAAGAGAACAGAAATTAATTATTGACAAATAAGAAAACTTAGTATATAATATATAATACTATATAGTACTATGTAGTAATCTACTTAGTAGTTAACTAAGTTGTCTCTACGAGATTACTAAGTTAATCTTTATATGATATATATTATTATAATAATAACTAAGTTATCTCTACTATAATAACTACTAATGATTATTTATTAACTAAGTTATTATCTTAGTAAACTACTTAGTAGTGCGTTATGGGCGATGTAGTTATGGACTAGTACTGCCTAAAGAAGCGCATAGAGCATCGTAGAACTACATAGACCACTCCGCAGGTACCCTGATACCTAAAATTAATAGATAGTACCTTAGAAGTCATCCTAGGGCGATACAGAGCACATCTAGTACTAGACTATACCACTACTTTGTACATACTATAATTTTTATGAGAAAATCTTTAGGTGAGTTTCACTGAATAGCATGACCCCCATACCCCCTCTCCCCCACTTCTCTGTAGCACTACGTAACCCCTTGTTAACAAACAACGTTACAAAATGTTACAAATATCCTATTTCCTATTTAAATCCTATCGAAATCCTATTTAGTGCTAGGAAATTTCCTATTGAGGGACAACCCAGACACTTTGTAACAATCTGTAACATTACCTAACCTCTTGTTACTTAATCATAATCTTTGTTACTTACACTGCACCTGCTCACAATATGTCAAGTTTACTTTACACTATGTAAAAGATACTTTACATTTACCATGCATTGCAACGTATGTGTTAGCTCTACCTTACACCTTTCTCCCCAGTTTTCTGCCATTGTTCTATTTGTTCTACTTCTGTTCGTAAGGTCTACTTTACACATTCAATTCTCAATTAAATCAATCACTTACACCATCCCTCAATCACTTAGCTCTTGCTGCACTGCACAAATATGTATCCTCTACCTTACACTGTTCTCATTATGTTCACCCCCTCATAATGCTAAGTCATTGATTTTTAACAACTGGCACGACTTGTGCAATGCTGGTGGTGTGCGATAAGCACGATGACTAATAGGAGCATCAGCTATGCGTATAGAGGGACGCTTTGTCTCCCGGCGCAAGGCTATCAAGTTCCTCAAGGTGTCTCGTATCACCGGCTGTACTTTCGAGAAGCGTGGTAGGTGGTGGGTAGTTATTAACCCAAATGCGATGCCTAGGGACGATGTAGCTAGCGCTAATGTACGCTCTGTCCAGCCCAAGGTTGAATTGATCAAGGGTACTGACAAGCGTGCACGGAAGCAACCGCCTAAGCTCACACGTTCGAGTAAGGGTAAGCATGTGTACTCTCGTGGTACAGGTGTACCGATTGAGATGCACTTCGACGGCAAGGGTATGCACTACTTAGTAGGTTGACTATGGACAGATTACAGAAGCTCGAAAGGGCAATGCGTTGTCTACAGAAAGCAGCGTATTACCGCCTCAATCACCAGCCCGAGCAGTCACGTTATTGGTTGCTTGAAGCCAGGCGATTGAATAGAGGTTGACATTCTCCTATGGCCACTCTATGTAGTGGTCATTAGAGAGTGCCTGAGTGTACTCTGCTTAAACTCTGCGAGGTAACAGCGTTAAGCTGGTCTGCGTTGAGTATAAACCATAGCGCGTTTGTATGAATGCGAAGTGTACCAAGCAAGGTGAAGCGATAAGCTTTAGGGAATACGACATTGCAAACTTATTGGGTTTACTCAGTAGGAGAGCATAACTGTAAACTCTAACGATAACTCGTTCTAAGTATCTACCTCCATGACGTGCATCATGTGTGCATAACAGAGGGTTACACCTATGACTGTAACTGCGTGCATTTATCGTGGGTACAGGCTTGAGCCAATACGGCAGAAGTAAGCGGTGCGTTGTTACGGCAGCGATCCGGCCTGAAAAGCGTAATACAGAAATGGTGTGGCGGCGAAGTCGGTATACGACTGATTGTGAACTAAGGATATTAGTTACATTGCTGAGGCAGTAGACCACGACACAAGCACACAAAGAGACTAGCTGACTTGGACTGTGCTTGTTTGGCAAAAGGACCATGTGCGCCTCTCGTCCTTAATCTATATTAGTGTTGCGCAATCTCACTAGTAGCGCGGCCAATGCTGTCTCTGCTATGTAACTAAGGAGTAAATAGTGTGTGTGACAAGATTGATCGTAGAGTAAGCTGTTACTACTGCGGATATCCACTATCAGAGTCTTTAGTTGATGGTGATGACAACGTAAAGTGTTCTAAACAAATAGAGGACGAAACTAAAATGAAATATTTTTGGCTAGGCTATTGCGTGTTCATCTTAGGGTGTGCAGTAGCTGGGTTCTGGATTGGTTATCATATTCAGAGGTTGGTGTGATGTTCTGTAAACACAATTATCAACCTGTACTACCTCCGTTCGTGTCAATAACAATTCATGACATAGCGTATAATGAGAACGATACTGAGTATGTCAGAAGATACAGTGCTGTTGTTGTGTCTCAGTGTACAAAGTGTGGTAAGAAGAAAGAGATACGTTCTACAGTGCTAGAAGAAACGCTGTATTGATTGTAGTACCCTGCGTAGCAAGCTACTGCGCAGCATAGTACAATCATTGTGGTTGTGCGCGTTGCCAATTAACAATGGAGATTTGACATGGAATTGGCTGAATTTAAGAAGAAGTGTAAGTCTATCAGTACTCGTGGCACTACCCTCACCAAAGACATAAACGAATTGGTGCAGGACGCTATCGAAGCAGCTAAGAAGCATGGTGATTTTAATCGTGCCTCTCTCTGCCTTGAAGCTATGTGGGCTGGGCGTCTGTACTCTCCTGCCAAGATCGTGGTTGAGTACTTCAAGGCGCATGGTCCTTTCGAAATCAAGCATGACAAGAAAGAAGGCTCGTTCAAGGTAAAGCTTGACAAGTCGGAGACTGCTATCAAGTTTGTCGAGAAGCGTGTTCCGTACTACTCGTGGGAAAAGCCCAAGGTAGAGGCTGCCTTGACCCTCGACAATGCGAAGAAGCGTTTCGAAATGCTGATGAAGGACGCACACGAGAAGCTCACCAAGGAAGAACAGATCGAGTTCGACAAGATGGTGGTTGCTCGTGCCAAGCGTCTCGAAGTGGTGGTTGACAATACTGCTTCCGATGAGGATATCCAAGCCCCTCAGGCCGAAGCCGCTTAAAAATACCGGGTTAATATAACTTAACAGGCTGCACTAATACTCTGGTGTGGCCTGTCTTGTTATGTAAATAGGAGTAGGAAAATGAATCTTAAAGGATTAAGGGAAAGAGCAATCAAAGAAATAGACAATGATTCTAGGTTTAAAGTAGTACTTGATGAGATAGAGGCTCAGATGAATATATTCGCAACTAGCTCCGACCCAAAAGAGTGCGCACAAATGCTTGATGATCTCAGGCTTAACAAGATGATCGTCGAGACTGCACAGATACTGTGTACTGTACTGCATCAACGTGGTATACATGAAGACTGGATGTACAAGCCAACGCATGAGCACCATCCTTGTGTGGTGTGGGCAGGATCATACGACGGTAACATGGACTGGTTACACTCTCTGCTGTGTCACATGTGTGATGAGTGGGACTATAGATTTCCACACAGGCAACCACATCGTACAGGTGATTTAGTCTGGAATCTATTTGATAAGATATCTAGAATTGGTATGGACGTAACACCTTTCCCCAACTGCTCCCTCCATAAAGATATTGAAGACGTACACCTAGCGTATCGTCGTACTATGGTAGACAAGTGGAACAATGATAAGCGTGTGCCTAAGTGGACTAAACGTGGTATACCTCGGTGGTGTGTGTCTAAGAAAGACAAAGTAACTAATCTTTATTATTATTATTACTATGTAAAGGAAGATGTTGATGCATAAAGGTAGGTTTAAACAGGTACGTCCTGAAGTACGTGAGATGTGGGCTAAGCCTGAGATTAAGGAGTCAGTACCAACACGTCAGCGTAAGCGTTACGTTGCACGTCGTCTCAACAAGATGCAAGCAAGGAGAAATAGAAATGTTTGAGAGAACTGAAGAAGGCGTACGTAAGTACCTGAGGCATATGCAGAACTGGAAGAACGCACCACTATGCAATCGCCAGTACACTGCACATGAGATCGCAGAACGTGAAGCTACTAAGGACCGCAGCAATGGGCGTGCGTACGCAGTCACTAAGTCTCACCTTCTCAACAATGTTACCTGCCCTCAAGATTATAAGGCTGCATAAAGAATGAAGTTGCATGGCATAGCACATGATCTACGTCAGGCACTGGACTGTATGGTGTACGGTCAGCTTGATAAGATGCATGAGTTGATAGACAAGGCACATGAAGCATCATTAGAGTTACGGTACAGCACTAAGCACAAAGAGTACCATGCTAATGATGATGAAGTAATCCAACTACCAAGGAGTAAGTAAGAGATGACTAGGCATTTAAAAGATGAGATTGCTATTGCAGCAATGCAGGCTATTATAGCTAAACATCCATCAGAATCATGGCTTACTTCTGAAGCTAGTGATCCCAACTCCACACCAAATAGAATTGCACGCGGAGCGTATGATTATGCAGACGCAATGATTAGGGAGCGTTCGAAAAGATGACTAATCTTCTATTCGTATACGGCACACTCAAGGGTACTAAGCGACCGGGATTGAAGTACAAGAATGAAGCTATTATTAATGGCTGCATGTATCACCTTGGTTGGTACCCCGGTGTCAAGACTGAAGGCAAGGGTGTAGTGCACGGAGAAGTCTTCGAAGTAATTGACAATGATGCGTGGCGACATCTCGATGCGTACGAAGGTGTTAGTGCTGGCCTGTACAAACGTATCGAAGTAGAAACTTTGGAGGGCGAAAAGGTACAGGTATACGAATACAATGGGCACGTACGTGAAGAGTCCTTGGTAGCTAACGGTGTATGGAAACCAGAGAATGATACCATCCAATGAGACACAACTAAAGTGGATTAAAAATCTAATAGACAGGCGTAACAGAGGCTGTGTTCGTAATGAGGTAGCATGCTATTCTGTCTTGGACAAGGATGGTAATAGTATCTATACTTGTCTGTCTGATATATGTCATAGAAGTTTGTACTCAGTATCTTCTGGCTCTGCGTACGTAGTTAATACTAACCAGTGTGGGCGTGGTAGACAGGACCACAGTGAATGGTATGATTCTTGGCTGGACTATCTGTTCAGTGAGAGCCCATTCAGATTTGCCATCGTGTCCCCACGTGAGTTTGCAGACAAAGGTATGATAGTACGCACTGACATACCCGGTAACTATATGCTTGGTGCTATTCAATCTTATAGACAGGGCTGGGAGAGTCGCTCCAACGGCACTGCAAGACTATTCGATGAGTTCTGGCTTGACTTGTTGGACGCTGGTATACACCCAACTGTTGCTGCTGTGCTAATAGCAATGCTATCAAGGCATGGTAATAGATTTGTTATTAGTCAAGGGCATGTTGGACACTGGCCATTCAATCCTAGAGTGACGATTGAAGAAATACATAGACTAATTAAGTTTGATATTAATCATCCTAATTGGAGCTGTCCCTCGCCTTGTTTTAATACTAATCCTAAAGGATATTTGAGTAATTGGTGCCAAGATTTATGGCGGGGTGTCAGCCAAGAAATTTCTCTTCATGACAAACTAGAAGAAATGGCTAAACAAGAGTTTGAGTATATAGAACATAAGTCCAGCTTTGGTACAATATACTCTACTATAGAACCATGTACTCAAGAACAAATTCTAAATATTTTAATCCAGTGTGCAAAGGAGAACTTTAGTTGAATGTATTCATTATAGGTGACGACCCAATGACGGCTAGTATGTTCAAGAAGCGTGGGCATACTGTAGTAGAGAACATGGAGGAGGCAGACCTAGTGCAGTTCACTGGTGGACATGACGTAACACCAGAGTTCTATCGTGCTGCTAAGCAAAGAGGCACCAACAATCATCTAGCTAGAGACATTGATGAGATAGCGCAGTACTTCAAAGCTACTGGTTTGCGCCTACCTATGGCTGGTATCTGTAGGGGTGGGCAATTTCTTAATGTATGCAACGGTGGTACTATGTTGCAACATAAGGATGGTCACTGCGTCTCTCATAATATCAAACCCACTATCGGATTGTCCATGTCTCAGCATCCGAGAGACGTAGAGATAGACTACAAGGAGACTAACGTAACCAGTACACACCATCAGATTATGATACCCAGTAACTCAGGTGTAATACTATTCACTGCTGACGCACCAGAGGACGTAGAGATTATCTGGTATGAGGACACTAACTGTCTGTGTTTTCAGCCTCATCCTGAGTATCCAGACCACCCTGAATGTACATCATTGTACTTCAATCTACTTGACGAGTACATTTACTTTAGCTAAGAAATAGGAGGTTACTATTTGCGGACTTGTTGGACTGATTGGTAAGTGTCACCAGAAAGAGGACACTATCTTTCGAGAACTACTAATTACTGACGCACTACGAGGACCACACTCAACAGGTGCTGTGTTCTTGAAGGCAGACATGACTGGTAAGCTAGCACGCTCTGTTGGTACTCCTTGGGAGCTAATTGAGCAGCCTGTCTTTGATGCTGGTGTACGTCAAGTTAATAAGGCAATCCTTGGGCATAATAGATGGGCTACTATTGGGCATATCTCTAGGCAGAATGCTCACCCGTTTGACTTTCCTAATCTTGTTGGCATGCACAACGGCACGCTGCGTAATAAGCGTGTTCTATCTGCACATGAACAGTACGCTACTGATTCTCAGGCTGTGTTCCATGACTTCAATGAGTACGAGCCAGAGGACGTAGTAAAGGAACTTGAAGGAGCTTGGGCTTTTGTTTGGGTAGACAAGACAGACAAGACACTCAACTTTCTGCGTAATAAAGAACGTACTCTGTTCTATTGTTACAATGAAGATCGTAGTACTATGTTCTTTGCATCTGAAGCAGGTATGCTTAGGTTTGTACTTGACAGACATGACTATGTGCACAGTAAAATCTATCCGGTTAAGGAGGATACTCTGTACACGTTTAATATCCCTCTAAACTGGAATGATATTGTTATTGCGCCTACACAGAAGGAGGTAAAGGGTAAAGAACCAGCCCCTTTTGTTCCGCAGTCACGGCACAATCACAGCATATGGCCCGGTGGCTCGACGAATACGGGTGGTGCGGGTTCGAATAACAAGGAAGTAGCTAAGGTAGACAATGTACCTGTTACTTTGAATCGTAATGGCAAGAGTACTACTGCTGTACGTGGCTTTTATTCGTACTATGATTCTAATAAGAACGTCAACAAGTGGCGTATCAGTAAGAATATGAAGGGTGACATGCCTGAAATGCTTAAGGGTACATGGGACTCACCTCAAGAGGCTATGGCTGTAGTGCGTACGTTCCTAGCAGAGCAGTACAATCCCTCGAAGCCTGACGAGAAGCCCCCTGCAAAGCAGAGTACTGCACTTACTGTAATAGATGGCGGTAAAGGGGTGGCCACGAGCACCGAAAAAAAATCTGAGCACACACGGGGCTTCATTCGAGGGTGTGGTTGGCAAGAGGCGTCGCCGCCGGACATCGGTGAAGAGTGGACTGTATCGCCGTGTGGTAAATTTACTATTGATAGCGACGGGGAGATTATCGACAAAGAACGGTTTGATTTCTTCACACAAGATGGGTGTTGTATGGCAGGATGTGATGCGCCCTTGGCATACGCCTCCGATAACATAACATTCTTACAGTTTGACAAACCTCTATGTGAGAAATGCTATAAAGAACTGGAAGATGCTATGGGTACTGACTTCAGTATCTATTCAGCTAGAACTTTGGTACTAAATTAATAGAAAGGAATATGTTATGACTCTAGATTTGAATAAAACTGTGCAAACCAAGTGTGGCTATCCTGTACGTATTCTCTGCACAGACAGACTAAGTGTATATCCAATTGTGGGCTTAGTAGAGGAAAAAAACGGTATAGAAAGTCTATGTACATGGGATGAATATGGTGAAACACCTTCTCGTTCAATGTCTATGCAGCTAATCAATGTGCCTGTCAAGAAGGAAGGCTGGGTTAATATTTATAAACCGTGGCAACTTTATTCTGTAGCTAATTGTTGTGCAGTCTGGCCTTCTAAAGAGGCTGCTAAGGCAAATGCGACTAATAATGCAGGCATACTAAGCACAAACTATATTAACACTATTAAGATTGAATGGGAAGAGTAGTATGTTGACTATTGGTTGTGATCCAGAACTATTTGTAAGGAACCCTAATCATGGTGCGTTTGTATCCGGCTACGGGCTTATCCCCGGTACTAAACAGGCTCCTTTTCCGGTTGCTAAAGGTGCGGTGCAGGTTGATGGTATGGCTCTTGAGTTCAACATTGATCCCGCCGAAGATGAGGATGCATTTGTTGGTAATATCACTGAAGTTACGTCTCATCTAAAGCGCATGGTGACAGGCTACGACTTGGTGTTTGACCCTGTTGCTGAGTTTACAGATGAGTACATGGCAGAGCAGCCACCTGAAGCTAAGGTACTAGGTTGTGATCCTGACATGAATGCGTGGTCTATCAGCGCTAATCATCCCCCTAATCCTACCAATAACTTTCGCACTGCTGCTGGCCATGTGCATGTGGGGTGGACAGAGAATGCTGACACATGTGACATTGATTGGATTATTGATTGTGCTACTCTAGCTAGGCAGCTTGACTTCTATCTTGGTCTACCTTCTCTGTTGTACGATAAGGATACTAAACGTCGTGAGATGTACGGTAGAGCTGGTGCATTTAGAGCTAAGCCGTACGGCCTTGAATATCGTGTGCTTAGCAATGTATGGTGTAGGTCAGAAAACTTGACACGCTGGGTGTACAGGAATACTAAGCAAGCATACGAAGAACTGTGTGATGGTAAGCGACTGGAAGATAAGTACGGTGACATCCAAGATATCATTAACACATCCGATGTTGATAAAGCTAAGACTATTATAGATAGGGAGTTTATTTGTGTTCCTAACATTGCGTGACGCACACAGTGCACTGAATGAGTGTGTGATCTTTTATAAAGACGAACCAGTATACGTAACTAATGTTTGGGGTAGAGATGACGATATACGTATTAAGTATGTATCCCTAGATAACCTGCGTAAATGGTGGAGAGATGGCGATGTAGGAGATATAGTTAAGCAGGCAGCACTAGATGAAGACTTTCGTTGGGACAACTTCAAGCTCGGCTACGTGCAGATTAATGACCGTGCATGCTACGTTAGTCGTATGCCTTATCGTCAATGGCGTAAAGGGTTGAGTAGAGGTGTAGTACATCTTAATTTTGATAGCGACCACATGAGGTTAGATTGGCAGAGATGGATGGGCGAGCCGCTAAAGAAATGCCTGCTTGATGACTACCCAACATTCGAAGAAGCTGTTGATAAATTGGATAAGGTACTAGATAAGAATGCTGACCTCGGATATAATCCGTCCATTGCATTTAATCGTTATCTTTCTCTGTCCTTAGATGGTCTAGGTATTACTAAGTTGTTGTACAAAACAGAACCTATTGCTTATGGTGATGATAAGAAAGTATTTAAACTCGGTGTTCACCATAGTTACTTTAAAGAAATGTTGACTAACTATGGAGTAAAACTAAATGTCTGATAGTACTATTTTGGAAACCTACCGAGTACAGAAACAAGAGGGTGAGGTAGGGCTAGAGATCGAAGTAGAGGGTAGTGGGTTTAGAGTACTACCTACTTACTGGCGCAAGGAAGAAGATGGTAGTCTAGCTGGCCACAACGGCAGGCCCGGTGAGTCTGCTGAGTACGTATTAAGTAAGCCTGTACCTCGTGAAAAGGTTGAACAAGTACTAGACTATCTCAATCGTAAGTTTGCAGCCAACGACACACAAGTTGTAGAGAGTGAGCGCACTAGTGTGCATGTTCATATTAATGTTCAGGAGTTGACTAGGACACAAGCACTTAACTACATCCTACTGTACTTGATCTTCGAAGATGTACTGATTGAACAGTGTGGACCGGGACGTAAAGGTAACAACTTCTGTCTCTCAGCTTCGGATGCAGAGTACCTACTTAGTATGATTAAGTCTGTAATTACCACCAAGAATTGGGGACAATTTGCTAGTCGTGATCTCAGATACTCAGCCATTAATCTAGCTGCCATGCCTAAGTACGGATCACTAGAGTTTCGGTCTATGCGTGGCACTATTGACAAAGCTATCATCTGTCATTGGGTTAGCGTACTGCTGATGCTTAAAGACGCGGCTATTAAATTCAAAGAGCCTAAGGAGATTATGGAATCTCTGAGTAGTATGGGTCCTAAGCTGTTTATGACATACATCTTTGGTAACGTAACAAGTAATCTTATTAGGCGTGTACCAGACTGGCAGGACCGTGTACAGCGTGGTGTATGGAACGTACAGGATATTGCATTCAAGTACACACTACCGGCACAACCTAAGAGTAAATCAAATTATGTAATAGCTGACGCGATAGAGAATGAGATTGAGGAAGTTGGATTAGTACCACGTCCAGGTGGATTACACAGGATGAATGTTCAATATGTTGTAGATGATGCAGTGCCACAACCACCGATGGACTGGGCGCGAGCACAAGCACGAATTAGAGCAGAAAGAGATGACAGATAATGGCTAGAGTTTTTGTATACCCTTATAAGGCAGGATCACAGTCAGCTAAAGCATTGGCTACTGCACTAGGGGCTAAGTGTATTAAGTTAGAAAATAGTAGGTACGTTAGCAAGCCTACTGATTATATAATTAACTGGGGTGCTAGTAACCTTAACTTTATACCTCAACGATTTATGGGTATGACTGCAAGACTTCTAAATAATCCTGGGGATGTAGCAAGATGTACCAATAAGCTTGATTTCTTTTATGGTATCAAGGAGCATAACAGAGTAGTGGATCATCTTGATGTAGATGAGGACATAAACATTCCTGAATTTACTACTGATATTGCTGTTGCTGAGCAGTGGCTAAATGAAGGTCACAATATTCTAGAACGCCACAAGTTGACAGGCCATAGTGGTGAAGGCATTGTATTTAGCAATACACCCGATGTTGTTGGTGAAGCACCACTATATGTCAAGTACATTCCTAAGAAGGAGGAGTTCAGAGTACACATTGTTAATGGTGAAGTAATTCACATCCAACGTAAGGCTAGGAAGCAGGACGTACCAGATGAAGAAGTAAACTGGCAAGTACGTAATCTCGATGGTGGTTTTATCTATCAGATTAATGACATTGAAGTACCAGAATGTGTTACGGATCAAGCACTTAGAGCATTCAATGCAATAGGTCTTAACTTTGGTGCAGTAGATGTGATATGGAACAAGCGGCATGACCAAGCATACGTACTAGAGATTAACACTGCTCCCGGTTTGGTCGGGACAACACTTGGCAAATACGTAGAAGCATTCACAAAATTGATTGGAGAATAAAATGGAATACAAAATTCTTGATTTGAATAAACCCTTATACTATCTTGTGGCTGGCTGTAGGCAACCTGTAGAAATTATAGATACTAAAGACTGCAATATTCCTGGATACCCTATCTGTTTCAAGACTGTCATAGTCAGTTGGCCGGTTGTTCGTTTTATGAATAGTTATGGTGAAGTTTTCTTACAAGGTTCTCGTGTCTATAACGATGTTGAGATTGAACTAGAAGTAGGTAAGCATTACAAAACTATTAATGGTAGTAAAGTATATATCTATTATGATAAGACTAAAATACCTCTAGCTGATTCTAGTAGCGCGCCTTTTCTTGGAGTTGTTAACAATTATAATAATGTGATTGCGTATAAAGCAAATGGTAAGACTAGATTGCCGTTGTCGCATTATGATATCGTAGGAGAAGTGTAATGTATACGGCTGATATAGCTAATTGTTGTGGTGCTCGTGTCATCTACGGCTTTGGTAATGGTGAAAATGTAAGTTACAGAGGCGGACAGCCAAATACATATAAAGGTCACAAGAAAGAGCTGATTAAAAAGCTTCAGGGATTGAAGGCTAGTGGTATTAATATTGCTATCGCCTTTACTAACGATGATCAGGTATCTGGTGAAGAGGCACTAGAAGATTGTGGCTTCAAGAGTACATCACATATGAAAGGGAACCACCATGAAACTAAGATCAAACTGTGGTGGAAGTGCGGTATCACTAGGTTCAAAGAGGCAGATTGTAAGGATAGATACGCTAAACCTGAAGAGGACGAGGATAGGTAATTTTATACTTGACATGCACAAAAATACGTAGTATAATATACTATATAGTATTACTTAATAGTATCTCTTAGTTGTTAAAGATATTTAATATAATAAATATCTTACTACTAAGTAGTGTCTCTTAGAGAAACTATATAGTACTACAACAGGCCCACTTAAGAAGGATGTTAGATAATGAGATGTATGATTTGCGATGCCGAAGTGAAGCAAGCTGAAGTTAAATACAATCCTCACATTGATAAGTTTGAGCCTATCTGTGAACACTGTTCCTCAGCAATTGAAGAAGACCTACTTGACATTGACCCTGATATGGATTACAATATACTTGTAGACCTCAACGTTGAGGAGCTAGGTGATGACTAAATATAAATACGCTGATGTTAGATGGAACAATGGGCAAGGTGCTTTGTTGTGTGATGAGTGCAATACAATCATTGCGCATGGCTTTAAACATGAAGACAAACCTCATTTGTGTGAAGCATGCGAGGCGTATAAAGAACATACAGAGATGCAAAGACTAGGTTATTAATGTACACAGTAGGTACAGACCAACGCTGCCCTTGTGGTAATAGTGATGCCTTTGCCTTCTACTCAGATGGGCATGGCAAGTGCTTCAGCCATAAGTGTGGCCAAAAATTCTTTCCTCCTAGAAGTTTAAACAACCAAGAGGACAATAACTATATGGACGATGACGAAGAAGTCCAAGCCCCTAAAGACACCAACGTAATCCTACCTTCAGGTGAGTACAGTAAACTTGATGATCGTAACATCTCCCTTGAGACGTGTCGCAAATTTGGTGTGACAGTGAAGAAGAATAAAGGTATCATCACTCACCGCTACTATCCATATCAAACTATAGACGGCACTAGCTTAGTTAAGACTAAAGACTGTGAAGCTAAACGACAGAAGAAGAATGGTATCAAACCAACTAACGCTCCGTACTCATGGACTGCTGGGCGTGGTGGTAGTAAGGTACAGTTGTTTGGTCAGTCTCTGTTTGGTAAGGGCTCTGCCAAAGCTATCACACTAGTAGAAGGAGAAGATGACGCTCTCGCTGCTTATGAGCTATTGGGCTCCCGCTATCCTGTTGTTAGTGTTCCTGACGGTGCTGACAAGAATGCTATTCGAGCAGTCAAAGATAATTTTGAGTATCTTAATTCTTTTGGTACTATCGTTGTATGTCTTGATAATGATGCTGCTGGTCAGTCCGCAGTAAAACCTATCGCTAAGCTGTTTCCCGGTAAGGCCAAGATCATGAGGCTAGCCAAGGGGAAGGACGCAGCAGAGTATCTTGAGAAGTTCCAGCATAAAGACTTTGTTAATGAGTGGTGGCAAGCAGACTTATACACACCAGACGGTATCATTACTGGTAAAGCATTCTTAGACGCGCTGTTCGCTGTACCTACTAAGGGTGTACCTATTTGTTGGGATACACTATCTGGTAAGACACATGGTATTCGTAAGCATGAACTCTGGACCTTTGGCGGTGGTACTGCATCAGGTAAGACAGAGGTGTTCAAGGAGATTGGGTACGATCTGATGGTCAACCATGATAAGCGTTGTGGCTTCATTATGCTAGAGGAGCCGCCTGAGCGCACCATTCAGTGTCTTGTAGGTAAGGACATTAACAAACGTATCTATCTTGAAGACGTGGACATGGACGGTACTGAGCGTCGTTCTGCGCCTCACCTAGACAAGATTGCGGACCTATCTGTTATCTATAACCATCAGGGTATGTCTGACTTTGAGAATATCAAGGAGAAGATAGAATACTTTGTCACTGCTCTTGGGTGCGAATACATTTTCTTGGATCATATTACTGCTATGGCAGAAGGTAAAGAAGGAGACGTGAATGCTAAGTGTCACTACATTATGGAAGAACTTAATCGATTACTTCAATCCAAAGATTTCTCACTATTCCTTATCAGCCATTTGCGAAAAGCTACAGGTAAGCCAGCGGAAGAAGGTGGGAGAGTCACATTGGATGATATGTACGGCAGCGGTGCCATTAAACAAAGGTCAAACTTTGTCTTTTCAATAGAGGGTAACATGCAGGCTGATGATCCTGATGAACGTAATATTAGGCACATTCGCTGTTTGAAAGATCGAAATACAGGCAGTGCTACTGGTAATGTGGTACCTTTAAAATATGACCACGGAACAGGGCGTCTAAGTGAATTCGATGAAGAAATAGAGGAATTATACAGTGGTATTAAGTGACAAGCAAAAAGAAAGAATGAAACAATGGTGGAAAGATAATCCAGTCATAGAAGAAGGTAAATGGTTTTGGTTTGATGACACTACAGGTAGACGGCACGGTCCTTTCGAGACAGAGAAGGATGCTGAGCTAGACATGGAACAAACATTGAGAGGATGATATGTATAAAGATACTGAAGAATATATTTTACAATTAAAAAAAGAGGTTGAATTTAAGTATATTGAATTTACTAATAAAGCAGATGAACTAGTTAGATTGTGTAAACAAAATAATGTATTCTGTGCAGTTGAAGTTACAGATTCATATGATTATGTTTATGTTGTACAGCCTTCTTGTGGCAGTAATAGAGATGGGCGACTGAAACTAGATGTTCATAAAACTATGCACTTCAAATGAAAGCAGTAATTGATTGTGAAGCTAATGCACTGGAGCCATGGAATGTAACCAAGGTACACTGCGTCGTTGTAAAAGATCTAACCAATAATAAGAAACATTATTTTACACCGGATAACATTCATGAGTTTAAAGAATTTTCTAGGCAGCTTACTGAGGTTTGGGGCCACAACTTTATCAGCTATGATGCTCCTGTTCTTAACCGTGTTCTTGGCTGCAACATTCCTATTGGGATCATCCGTGACACTTTGGTTCTTAGTCGTCTGTTTAAATATGATAGGATTGGTGGGCACAGCCTAGAGGCATGGGGTAAGAGACTAGGTAAACAGCAAAAGGTACACCATGAAGACTGGCAAAACTATTCGGAAGCTATGCTACACCGTTGCGATACTGATGTTGATATTAATTGTGACGTACGCAAGGAGTTAATCAAAGAGTCTAAAGGATTTAGTCCCGAGTGTATTGATCTTGAACATCAGGTAGCGTACATACTATACGTACAGAAGAGAGACGGCTTCTATCTTAATGTTGAGGAAGCAGAGAAGCTACTAGCGTATTGCAACCAAGAGACAGCTAAACTTAAGAAGGAGATGTTAAATGAGTTTAAACCTGTTGTTAGCGATTGCGGTTTGTTTATTCCTACTAGGGCTGATCGACGACTTGGGTATACTAAAGGTAGTCCCTTTAATCGCATTAGTATTGTGGAGTTTAATCCCGCTTCTCCGACCCAAATTGTTGAAAGACTAAAGCCGTACTGGAAACCGTACGTATTCACACCAAAGAAAAGCCCTAAAGTTTGTGAAGAAAATCTTAACACTCTGAGTGATGACGCACCTCAGTCTGCTCATAAGCTTAAGCAATGGATGGTGTTGAATAGTAGAGCTAAGAATATACAGAATTGGCTAGACAATACAGGACCGGACAACAGAGTACACGGCACAGTGTTTGGTATCGGTGCGTGGTCACAGCGTATGTCTCATAATAACCCTAACACTGCTAACATTCCAGCCAAGCTAGATCGTAAGGGTAATCCTCAAGTACTGGGTGAAGAGTGCAGGAAGTTGTGGTGTGCTGCACCTGGTAAAGTTCTAGTTGGTTCTGATGCAGATGGTATTCAGCTACGCGTCCTAGCTCACCATATTAATAATCCTGAGTACACTAGGATGGTGGTTGCTGACAAGAAGACAGGTGAAGATATACATACGTTTAACTGGAAGCATACCTTGGAACCGTACGGTTGTACTGCTAGAGAGATTAGTAAGACGTTCTCGTACGCCTTCGTACTTGGTGCAGGTGATGAAAAAGCTGGACTTATTCTAGACTATACACGTCCTCTAGACGTAGCCAAGAAGATCGGTAAGCAGGCTAAGGATGCGTACATTGAGAAGACTCCCGGCCTCAAAGAACTAATGATACGCAAACGTAGACACGCACAACAGGGTTGGTTCCGTGGTATTGACGGACGTAAAGTACCTGTACCGTCTGATCATCTAGCACTGACTGCGTATCTACAGAGTGGTGAAGCAATCATTATGAAGAAGGCGTACACTATATGGTTTGAAGAATTAAGAAGGAGAAGGATACCATTTATTAATTGTGCTATTGTACATGACGAATTCGTAGTAGAGTGCGACCCAGAGAACGCAGAGGAAGTAGGTAAGGTAGTGTCAGATAGTATTGTTGAAGCTGGCCTGCACTTTAAACTTAGATGTCCTCTTGCTGCTGGGTACAAAATTGGGGAGAACTGGCTTGAGGTCCATTGATTTTCAAGATTTAAAACCTGAACGATGCGAAGTTGTTAATGCTGTGCATCACTGGTTTGGTGACATACCAGACTGGTGGTTAGCTGGTGGTGCATTAAGAACATTAATTAATACGGATGAAGAACCAGATGATCTAGATTTTTTCTTTAGAACAGAGCAAGCTGTAAAAGAGATTTATGGTAAGCTTTTGCGTAAAGGGTTTGAAGTTGTATTTATGTGTCCAAAGAAAGAATTAACCACACTAAAGAGAACTGATCCTATTTCTGGAAAGACATTGAAGATACAGCTAATAACAAAAAGATACTATACAGATGTTACTGATCTACTAAATAGTTTTGATTTTAATGTTTGTCGTTGTGCTTTTGATGGCTGGAATGTTTATATTACTAAGCAATTTGTAAGAGATGTTAAAACTAAACGACTTACATTATGGGCTATAGAGTATCCAGTAGCTAGTATCAAGCGATTAATTAAGTACAGTAATAAAGGATATGTATTGAATCAAGAATTTCTATCTAGTTTTGTTGAAGAAATATCTATGCGAGAATTTGATGGAGACAAGTTAGCTCTTTACATTGATTAAAATACATGTTATAATATACTATAGAGAGTGGATAAATGAATACAGACTACGAAGAAGTATCAGAATATTTTGCACACCAACTTTACTGTTTAGTTACTGATGGTGACTTGGACATGGATGATTGTTTTAATTTAATGCGACAATGTGGTTATATTGATAGTAACGATGAATGGATTTATGAGGAGAAGTAATAATAGTCTACGCACAAATAAAAATTAAACAACAAGGTACGGACTACGTACTGGAACTTATGGGAGAGGCTGTGTATGAACAGCTATCAGAGGGATTTATAATAGATGCTGACGATCCACACTTCTACCTTAATGGAGACGAGAAGACAGAGGAAGAGCTAAAGGAAGTCTTTGGTGATAATCTAGAGCAAGCATTAGAAGCACTGTACACTAGAGCTTTTAGTCTACCTAACTTTAACGAGATGCAAGAATATGGAAGGATTAATTAATGGCTAATAAAGAAGAAGTTAAAAGCGTCGTAGTTGTAGGGACTATCATCTGGCCCTTTCTCATGCGACCTAATAACCTATCTGAGAAGTATCAGTTCGATCTTAGTAGGCTGTCCAAGACTGACGTGAAGAAGCTTGAGAGTCTTGGTCTTACTGTCAAGGACGAGAACAAGGAAGAGCCTGAGTTTGATCGTGGTAAGTACATCACTGTCAAGTCTAAGTATCCTATCACTAGGTTTACATACAAGGATGGTAGTGAAGTATCTGAGGATACACTTAGTACAGTTGGTAACGAAACCATCGGTAAGTTCCAGATTTCTACGTACGAATCAGAGTTCAACAAGAAGAAGTTTGTTGGTGCTCAGTTGGTCAAGGGTGTTATCCATGACCTCGTAGTGTACGAGAAGGACGGTGATGAAGAGAGTGAAGAACTCTATTCCGGTCTTGGTGGTGACTTCTACGATGACGAAGTAGCTGTATAACTTGTTGTCCTGAGTATGACTTTAAACTGCTCATACTAGGAGGTTAGCATGAAAAGAAAGTTTCCTACAAAAGACATTCAAGAACTTGCCTTCGGCTCATTCGATGGTTATATTCTTATTGAAGATGAACATCAAGATAGTTCTAGATGGATGGAATTTCGTAGATTAGTTTTTAAATTTGATGATAAGTATTATGCATTTGATTATGAAGTAGGTCTTACAGAAATTCAAGAAGACTGTGGTACATTTGACGAAGCCGGTGATGAAGTCGAGTGCTATGAAGTAGAGCCTAAAGAAGTTGCATCAATTGTGTATGTACTAGTAAATGACTGAAGATAATATTGTAGACTTTACTGGCTACACTACCTTGGACATTGATCCTAAGAAGATGCTTGAAGGTATTGTAGAAGAGTGCAACTACAGTAAGGTAATCCTTATGGGCCTCAGTGAAGATGATGGTGACTGGCACTTCCATAATTCAGTAGCAGATAAAGCAACCATCGTGTATGTAGCTGAGCTTTGTAAACTAGCAACGATTGCAGAATAATGGAGCAACTAGAGATGTTTGGTGATTGGTATAAAGAAGGACAAGAACGTTTCATTGAAGACATTGCAAGATTAACTGGTGTTGATCCTATTCATGTAAGAGAAGTATATAGTTATCTTATAGCTGTTGACTTTATTGATTACGATTTTGAGAAAGAATATCTTTGGGATTTGTATTATAATGAAGAAGATTGATACACTAGTACAGGACATTTATGACGTAGTAGACAAGGGTGCCTTCGAAGAGGATGCTGAGCATATTGACCAGATGGCTAAGGAGATTGGTGAACAGCTTAAGCGTAGGTTGATTGCTAACAAGGACGAGGAACACCGTGGCTTGCGTCTCTCTAGTATTGGTCAGTGTGAACGTAAAATCTGGTATCAATATAAAGGTTATGGCGGTGAGAAGATAGGCCCGGCGACACGCATTAAGTTTATTTTCGGCGACCTTCTAGAAGCACTTGTTATTTGTCTTTCTAAAATGGCTGGACATGAAGTTCGTGGTGAGCAAGATGAAGTAACCGTTAACGGAGTACTCGGCCACCGAGATTGTGTAATTGACGGTCATGTTGTCGATATTAAGTCTGCTAGTAAGTATGGATTTCAGAAGTTTGCTAGCGGCACAGTAGCAGAAGATGATAGCTTCGGTTATATTGATCAATTGTCTGCTTACGTGCACGGCTCTGATGATGTAGATAAATCCTCTGCTTATAATCTAGCTATTGCCAAAGAACTTGGCCGTCTAGCTTTGTTTAAACTTGAATCTAAAGACATGAAGGATAGTGAGGCTAGGGTACAATATCTTAAAGAAGTAGTAACCAAGGATATACCCCCTAATAGGCCCTATGAACTTGAACCCCATAACAAGAAAGGTAATCTTAAATTAGGGGTGTCCTGCTCGTACTGCCCGTTTAAGGCAGAGTGTTATAAAGACGCTAATGATGGAGCAGGATTGAGAACATTTCTTTATTCTGGTCGTCCTGTCTTTTTAGCTAAGGTTGTAGATGAACCTCGTGTTGAGGAATTGCTATGAAGGTTTGTTACTCTTGTAATGAAGAAAAAGCTTTAACAGAGTTTTATAAAAACAGGGCAAAGAAAGATGGCTTTGCTGATGAATGCAAAAATTGTAACAAATTAAGAGCTAAAAAGTATAGAGAGGATAACAGGGAAAAAATAGCTGAATGGCAACGAGAGTACAGAAAAAAACCTGAGTACAAACGACGTAAGAATGCACTAGCACGGCAGGCTAATAAGGTAAAACCTGATCTAAGACGTAACGCAATGTTAAAATACATGTATGGTATCACTTTAGATCAGTATAATAAGATACTAAAAGATCAAGATTACAGATGCGCAGTTTGTAAAAAGCATGAGAGTAATGAGAAAAGATCGTTACACGTAGACCACGATCATAATACAGGAGAAATAAGGGGCTTACTTTGCAATTACTGTAATAGTCGGTTTATAGGAAGACATCGTGATCCTGAGCGGTACAGACAAGCAGCAGAATATTTGGCACAGGGGACTGGATTATACGTTCCTGAAGATAAAAAGAAACCTAAGCGCCGTAGAAAGAAAAAGAAATGATGCACTATATCCTAATAGCACTTGCTAGTCTAGTCTTTGTGTTTCTTAAAAGTTGGCAACAGCGTAATGTAGCATTTAATTGTTACAAATGGATTGTGCCTACGTCATTCGCTATGGCTTTGATTGAAGTATACGTAGTAGCTGCTATTGCTATGAATGGCTTTGGTCTAAAGCTAGTGTTAGCTATGGGTACAGGTGCTAGTCTTGGTTGTCTTGCTGCTACATTTCTGCATACAAAGTACATAAGCATCAAAGATGCGCGAACTTTCAGTTCTAGAAGGAAAACATAATATTTGAGGAGTTTAAAATGAGCGCTTTAGACAAACAGGTAGGTGGAAATCATTATCATTCTTTAGCTATTCAGCCTATGGTGTACAGTGAGAAGAACAACCTCACACCTCTAGCTCATAGCATTGTTAAGTACGCTACTAGAGCAGGACGTAAAGGGGACATTGAGGATCATAGGTTGGACATTGAGAAGATTGTGCACTGTGCTCAGCTATGGCTTGAAATACATTACGGAGAAACAGAATGACTGCTATTCCTAGAGTTGATTTAGAATTTACAGGTTGGCGATTTTGGAAACTTGGTATTGAGCTAGATGTTTTCGAAATTGAAACCTTTCTTACATTTGGTCTTGGCCCCCTTGTCCTTGTATTTTGGTGGGGTGCCTAATGAGTACACATCTAGTCATCCCTGATGTACAGGTTAAGGATGGTGTACCTACCAAGCATCTAAAAGCCCTTGGTAAGTTCATTGTTGACAAACAACCAGACAAGATTATCTGCCTCGGTGACTTTGCTGACATGCCATCCTTGTCCTCATACGATAAGGGACATCGTAGCTTTGAAGGTAGGCGATATCGTAAGGATACACAAGCTGCTGTAGCCGCTATGGAGACACTACTACAACCACTCCATGAACTACAGGAGCATCAGCGTCGTAATAAGGTCAAGATATACAAGCCTGAGATGACTATGATCTTGGGTAATCATGAGAACCGTATTGATCGTGCCACTGAACTCTCACCTGAGTACGATGGTGTCATTAGTATGCGTGATCTAGAATACGAAGAGTTTGGTTGGAAGGTTATTCCGTTCTTGCAGACATACTTCATTGATGGTGTAGGATACGTACACTACGTTAAGAATAGAAACAGTAATAATCCTAAAGCATCTGTACGTGCTGCTGTACTGGATTTGATGCACTCTGTTACTTGTGGGCATAAGCCTACACTAGACGTATTCTGTCACTTTACTGGTGATGGTCGTCAAGTATGGGGGGTTCAGGCTGGTGCATACTATATGCATGATGAAGAGTACAGAGCAGGTCTAGGTAATGAACATTGGCGTGGTGTGATCTGGAAGGACAACGTACGTAATGGTGAGTACGATCCTACATTTATTACACTAGGCAATTTGATTAAAGAGTATGGAGAATGAATAAAGAATTAGAAGAGTTGCTAAAGAAAGCAGCCAAACACAAGATGACACCAGAAGAAATTTTTGAACAAAAGGTATCTTGGGTTTACGGACAGATGGTGGATTGTAACCCACATGTAACTAAAGAAGAAGTCCGTAAACGTCTAAAAGAGATGGTGTAGCATGAACAGAGTATGTTTAAAGTGTAAATGTATTAAGAATAATGAGGAATACTCTAAGAGTGTATCTAGACCCACTGGATCGAGTTATTGTAAAAAGTGTGCGGCATTACTAGCCAAAGGCTATTATATAAAAAATCGTGCAAAGTATCTTGAACGGCAGAAAAACCAATCAGTCGAACAAATTATGTTTAAAAATGCTAAAAGAAGTGCAAAAAGCAGTTTAGAATTTACTATTTCTATTGAAGATATAAAAGTGCCTGAGTACTGTCCTATTTCTATAGGAGAATTGTAATGACGCGTGTATGGAATTGGATCATCTATAATATGGACCCAGACGAGCTACTTGATCTAACCGAACTGGATACAGAAGACTTGCTGTTTGCTATTTGGAATACACTGTCAGACAGTAAACAAGAACAGATTATCATTATGGTAGAGGCTGAACTAGAGGATGAAGACGCAGGATGATAAGAACCGAAAGGGTTCACGCATCTTTGATGCTAAGGAGCGGCGCAGACTAAGGCGCAAGAATAAGTTTGCTCGTGATCTACAAGATGATAGGTATAGGCAGCGTATTAAACCTGCTAAGAAACAAGAGTACAAACGTAAGAAGATAAGGATTGAAGATGTGGAAAATGAATGAGCCTGTAGACAGTAAGGATGTGTGTATTGCTATTCCTTTGGATCAGTACAATAAGATGATAGATACTTTGAATAGGCAAGCTAGGATTATTGAGCTTATGCAGAAAGAAAATAAGGATGCTCAAGATGACTGTTAAAGAATTAATTGAAAAACTACAGGAATATCCAGATGATTTTAATGTTGTAGATTACGATAACCACGATATTGAAGACGTTAAATATACAAGTACTGGTATGGGGATTCTTCTGGAACAACAGGTTTGCCTAGTATGACAATACAACTGACTGACTTTGGTAAGGCTGTCTTGAAGGACAGGTACTTGGATAAGGGTGAAGACTATGAAGACCTTTTTAAGAGAGTGGCTAGAGCTTATGCAAGCGATAATGCTCATTATGAGCGGCTGCATAGTTATCTTTGTAACCTTTGGTTTATGCCTGCTACTCCTATTCTTAGCAATGGTGGGACTACAAGAGGGTTGCCTATTAGTTGTTTCCTAAATGAAGTTAATGACTCACTAGAAGGTATCGTGGAGACATGGAATGAAAACGTTTGGCTTGCTGCACGAGGCGGTGGAATTGGTACGTATTGGGGTAATCTGCGTTCTATTGGGGAGTCTGTTGGCTGTGTCGGTTATACTTCCGGTATTATCCCGTTCATTAAGGTTATGGATTCTCAGACACTTGCCATCTCTCAAGGCTCGCTACGACGCGGCTCTGCTGCCGTGTATCTAGATATCAGCCACCCGGAAATAGAAGAGTTTATTGATATCAGGCGTCCGACAGGTGGTGATCCTAATCGTAAAGCACTGAACCTACACCATGGTATCATGATTACTGATGATTTCATGAAGGCTGTGTTAGAAGATGGGCAGTGGGAACTTAAGTCTCCTAAAGATGGTAATGTTGTGGAGAAGTTGTCTGCTCGTGCACTCTGGATTAAGATGCTAGTAGCTAGGTTGGAGACTGGTGAGCCATACATGGTATTCAAGGACAGAGTTACTGAAGCCATGCCTTGGTACCAGAAGAAAGCGGGACTGTCTGTTAATACTAGCAACCTCTGTTCTGAGATTACACTACCTACTAATGAGGAGCGCACAGCAGTATGTTGCCTAGCCTCACTTAACTTGGAGAAATGGAATGAGTGGCACAATGATAAAGACTTTATCTTTGACGTTATGGTATTCCTTGATAATGTTCTTCAAGACTTTATTGATCGTGCTCCTGATACCATGTCTCGCGCCGTTTTTAGTGCTATTCGGGATCGGAGTGTTGGTCTTGGAGTTATGGGATTCCATTCCTTTCTTCAGCAAAACATGGTTCCGTTTGAAGGAGTTATGGCAAAGACATGGAACAAAGTAATATTCCAACACATTAAGAAAGAAACAGATGAAGCAAGTAAAGCATTGGCTAAGTTGCGTGGTCCTTGTCCTGATGCTAAGGATTACGGTGTTGAGGAACGATTTGCGTGTAAGACAGCGATTGCACCAACGGCTAACATCTCCGTTATATGTGGTGGAACATCGCCGGGTATCGAACCTATCGTGGCCAATGCATTTACACACAAGACTCTTAGTGGTTCTTTTGCTGTTAAGAACAAGTACCTTAAAGATTTGCTAGGGAGAAAAGGACATGATGACTCTGATACTTGGAAGTCCATTGTTACTAATGGCGGTAGTGTACAACATCTTGATTACCTTTCTGATGACGAGAAAGCTGTCTTCCGCACAGCGTTTGAGCTGGATCAGCGTTGGATTATTGAACACGCTAGCGACCGTACTCCTTACATTGATCAGTCTCAGTCTGTAAATCTATTTATTCCTGCTGATATTCATAAGAAAGACTTGCATGGTTTGCACGTTATGGCATGGGAGAAGGGCCTGAAATCTCTGTACTACTGTCGGAGTATGTCCCTGCAACGTGCAGAAAGTGATGAAAGGATTGTTGATTATGACGAATGTCTCAGTTGCCAATGATATAGTTGACGAGTTAGAAAATTATACTACGGATTGGGATGGTACTCCTATGGCTGGGGAGGCAGAACCTATAGATGGACTGCACTGTAGCACACTGTACAGGGCTATGGATACCATTATTAATTTGCGTATTAGGATTGAAGAACTAGAAGAGATAAAGAGCATATGAGTTTGATTAGAGAGCGCACAAGCTATAAACCCTTTGAATTCCCTTGGGCATACGATGCATGGCTACAGCAACAGCGTATTCATTGGCTGCCTGAAGAAGTACCTATGGCTGATGATGTACGTGATTGGAAGTATAACTTGGATGACAAGGAGAGGAATCTATTGACACAAATCTTTAGGTTCTTCGTCCAAGCAGACGTTGAAGTTAATAACTGCTACATGAAGAAGTATGCTCAGGTGTTCAAACCTACTGAGATACAGATGATGCTTAGTGCTTTCAGTAACATGGAAACTGTACACGTAGCTGCGTACTCCCATCTCCTAGATACTATCGGCATGCCAGAAGCAGAGTACGAAGCCTTTCTACATTACAAGGAGATGAAGGACAAGTATGATTATATGCAGCAGTGGGGCGTTTCTACCCCAGAGGACGTACTTAAAACTTTAGCAGTCTTTGGTGGATTTACGGAAGGACTACAACTCTTTGCTTCATTTGCTATGCTACTAAACTTCCCTCGCTTTAATAAGATGAAGGGTATGGGACAAATTATTACATGGTCTGTACGTGACGAGACACTTCATACTAATAGTATTGTGAGGCTATTTCATGAATGGAAAAAAGAATTTCCACAGGCTTTTACGCCAGAGACAGAAGCTGCTATCTATGAAGCATGCGCTACCATCGTGTCACATGAAGAAGCATTCATTAAACTTGCATTCGAGATGGGCGATGTCGAGGGATTGGGTCATGATGCCGTTGCTAGTTATATTAGGTATATTGCTAATCGTAGGCTATCACAACTAGGTCTAAGGAATATGTATCCTGAAATAAGTAACCCGCTCCCTTGGATGGATGACATGCTCAACGGTATAGAACATGCAAACTTCTTCGAGACACGGGCTACTGAGTATTCTAAAGCTGCTACTAAAGGTTCTTGGGATGATGTATTTTAATTTAAGCTATGATCTATTGCTATACAGCCAAAGTAAGTACGATTATTTTCAATAAGTATGGATGTATCTGCTTCAGTATCTAGCTCTAATTCAAAATAATCACCAGAGCTTACATCAAATGGCCCACCACCAGTACTAATTCTATTACCTGTTGTTCCGTTTTCTTGTTGATTAGATGGCCCATTAAACACCGAGCCATTTTTGGTTATTTGTAAAATAGCCGACTCATCTGCTGTAAAACTACCTATGTTAACATTACCAAATAGCATTACTTTACGAACTCCTGAGGGAATAGTAATACGACTATTATTAGTAGAATTATCGTGGTAGTTATCCGTATCATGTGTTTCTGAATCAAAGGAAATAGCAGCAGCGGTAGAGAAATCTTGTGCTGTTAGATTTGATGATAAATAAAGATGGCAACCACTATATCTACTATTGACTATATCTGACGTATTCAGCCAACCTTGTTCTGGTGTCCAAAATAAAGTATTACTAGAAGCAATATTACCCATCCATAGGATACGTTCTGTTCCATTATCATCGTGTTTAACAGTTACAATATGGTCTACAGTATCTGCATTGTAGATATTAATATACTTAATTTGTCTATACGTACTGGAGGCAGGAGCAGATACAATAGTTGCAGTGGTAGTGCCATTAAGAGAAGTCAAAGAAGCACCCGGAGTAAATGCAGATGTAGTGATGTCAACGTAATCAATAACTACAGTAGGTTCTGTAGTGGTTGCAGTGGCATCACTTACTGCTTCTAGTGTTTTGTCAGTTGCTGTAAGGTACATCTATTAAACTCCTAAACTTATTCTAGCCAGTACTTGAGGTTGTGTTAATCCACCTGCACCAGCTAACACTTCATCAATAGCAGCATTAACATCTGTTGCTGTAAGACCAGAAGAAGTATTATCATACGTAACTTCACTTGCTGCTACATCACATGCAATAGTAATTGTGTCTGCACCATCATCAACAGTAATTGCAATACCAGTACCCTGTGTCAGAGCAGCACCAACATCATCTCGTGCTCTTTCTGCTGTATAGTAGAAATTAACTACACCTTCAGAAATATCATCAGTATCCCATGCCTCAACAGTGTCTAATCTTCCTTCAACTTCATCAATAGCAGCTTGTACATCTGTAGCAGTAAGACTAGAGGTACTAGGATCGTATGCTAATTCTGATGCTGTTGTTGGCACTGCTGAATTAGCTAAATTATATAGTTCTATTATAGCATCTTGAACATTATCCGAAGATACTGCCCCCGGTGCAGACATGCTAACTGAATGGTCATCTACCCTCCAACTAACGCTAAATGAACCACCTGAATTAATACCAGAACGTATTTTGATTTTTCTGGTAGTGGCAGGAATAGTATAACCTGAGATGGACTGTTCTATCCAAGTATTTAGTGAGCCATTAGAATTACCAGAAGTAGTACTAGATATAAGAGAATCTGAAGAATCATAAAAATAGTACTGAAGATAAATAGACTGACCAGTATTAGAAGAACCTCTTCGTATCCAATGGCTGCCTGTTATTGTTGCATTACCTGCGTCAATAGCCGCCCAATAAAAACTAGGAAGATCAATAAAATTCGTAGTAGTCAGTGTGTGTGCGCTAGTGCTAAATCCCTTTTCAAATACGTAGCTTCCACTATGAGGAGTACTTGTTGAAACAGACCAAGTACCGCCTGCTTCAGTCCAGCCATTAAATGATCCGTCTTCTGCGCCAGGGTTTGTAATAGTAAGTGGGGTTACAATAGTACCATTATCATATGAGACTCCTTCAGCGGGCATCTGAGCAAAACTAAGAATGCTGCCATCATACCACAGAGTATCATATAAAGTACTAGCAGCTATATCAGCAGGATCACCAGAGCTATTAGCAGACCTACCAATGACGCTGATAGCAGCACTATTACGTAGTTTAGTATCAGTGATGCTGTCATCTATAACTATAGCAGTAAGAGACGGTGTACTTGTATTATATGTAAAATCAATAGTAGTAGAGTCAACAAGAATACTACCTACATAATCTGCTGCTTCGTTCTCGATAGCACCATTATGCAGTTCACGATGGTCATCCCTTAGACGACTACGATCGTATTCTTTCTGTCTATTTCTATTATTAGGTACAGTCACTTTTTCTTCTTTTTACTATGCTTACTTGCCTCTATAGCCCTACCTTGTCTAGCTGCCTGAGCTTTAGTAGGGTATACTTTACCACTTTTACCCCATTTATATCCACCTTTTACTTTGTGTACAGGCATTACTTCCTCCGCCATTTAGTAAGCTCACTACGACCAAATGCAGCAGCGATAGCAGTAAGTAGTGCAGCAATATACCACTGAGGCATAGTCATAAGTGCGTCAAAGCCATCCATTACATACTGCCTAGTACCCGGTACGAATGCCACTACAGCAGGAATACTGAGAACAATAGTCCAGTACTCATCCTTCCAAGAACTACCACTGTTCTTAGCCATGATTTGATCCCACTTAATATCCGCAGTAGCCTGCTGTGAGATTACTTTCTGTTTCTCTAGCTCGATAGACAGTTCAGTCTCCCGCCTAGCCTCAGCCATCTTCATCTTGTGAGAGATAAAATCTAGTGCGGGTTTAGCTACTACACCAAGTACAGTTTTTATAATACCGAACATTATCCGTTCCTCATTATTTCAGCAAGTTCTTCACACCTTGCTTTCGTCTGTTTGTGCCACTTACTGTCTTCCATTTCATACGCAGCACGTTCATAGTCTTCTGCTACTATAGCATTAATCATGCCAATAAATTTAGAGACACCTGAAAAGCCTAGCTGAAATACCATCTCTACGATTACAGCCTGTCTTTTGCCGTTTAAATTATAATACCAACTAAATCTTTCAGCATCTTCTATCGCTTCATCCATATCAACTTCTAGTTGATCCATAACTTCTTGGATAGTCATGACTCTATTAGTACGAGCAGGAAGTTTGTGACCTACGCCAATAGTCCAGTATCCTTCAGTATCTTTATACGCCTGTAGACGGACACCTTCGTGTCTAATCAGACTCTTCTTCAGAGCTTCTCTGTCCATGTTTCTTTCCAATCCAGCCTTGAACCGTATCTGTTTCATATATCCTGATAAGCATGTACACAAGTGCGAAAAAAGCCGTAACATCTGGTACCCATCCTAACCAAGCTGCGCCTGCGACACTAACAGCGGTACCGTCAGCAGCTACTTTAATTGCTTCTACGTGGTGTTGTATAAAATCTGCTGTTTGTTTAATCATTAGTTACTCCTATACTCTTTAGCTGCTGTTGCGCCATCTGTTTTAATTTTACTACGTCTACGTCAGGATATTTAGTTGCTAGTTCTTCCTCTGATTTACTGAGTATCTTTGGCAATAGATAATCTGGCTTCTGAATAATACCAGCAGTTCTATACCCACCATTCTTGAGAGGTAGATTGATTACATTAGTGTCATCTCCTCTAGCGTTGTACCTTTGCCTATAGATTAGTGGGTCTTCTGCGCCTTTAGGCTTCATGGTTACGTACTTGCGACCGTTACGATACTCTACATTAGTAATATCAAACTGCTGATTTCTACCTAAGATAACTTCATCTTCCTTAAAGGCATTACTACCAAGAACGTTGTCTACATCAGCTCCTTTAACAGAGCCTTTATTAGTAATGATCTCAAAGATAACGTTACCACCATCTTGCTCATTACCTGCAAACAATCTTCCTACTTCCTCAGCCTTGCTAGTAGACATGAAGCTAGTATTAGTGAAGGTCTGCCCTGCCTTAAGATTTTGCGCCTGATCTGGGGTCATCTTAATGCCACGGTAGAGTGTTCTAGCTTCTGCTACAGGTTGCATAGCATTGTCCAAGCCTTTTACATATTCGCCTATAGTGGTAGAACCATGAGATAAAAGCTGTTGTGTATCTGCAATCTTAGATACGTCACCCTTAGCAGCAAGCAGAAGTTTGTTCAAAGTTTTAGAGGATGCTTGATAGTTTCTAATAGCTGTATATGGATCAATAGGTGGAGTTTGCCCGAGAGCCTTAGCAATACGAGGCAATTCCTCAGTTACTTGTTCTGCACCCCGAGCCACAGCCTTTCCAAATGTACTAAAGCTTGGCATTAATCAATCCTAAAGGTTTCACCGTTCTCAGTAGTAAATGTATCTTCTGGAACAGTAGGATTAAATCTTTCATTCACGCCAGTAGCCCACTCATCAGCAGCCTGTTTACCAAACACCTGTTGCTTATAGCGATAGATTTCATTAAGCTGTTTAATATAGTCCTCAGTGCCACTAGTATCTATGGTAGCTCCTTGGAAAGTACTAGTACTACCAACAGCACTAAATGGTGCAGTTACATCAGCAGCATTGGGGCTAAGCGCACCGAATACAGTATAGCTAGGTACCTTCCTATTAGGATTATACGTAAATGTGAAGTTAGGCTGTGTTGCCTGCTTTTCATTCAATACATTTTCAATAGCAGCAGTCTTAGTGCCCAGTGTATTATCAATAGTAGCTCGTACAGTAGCAGACTTACGAGAAGCATTAACAACTTTAGGGTTGGTTAGAGTACCAGTACTAATTGACGTAGACCAACGAGAACCAAGAGCGTTAGTAAGTGCATCCAGTGCAGCAGGATCTTCCAAGTCCGCATCTTCATTCACCCAAGCTTGCTGCATCAACTCAGTAAGCTGATTAGTAACTTGATTAGTTACACTGTTCTCAGGTTCAAGTCTACCTGTCTCTGCTTTTCTACCAATCATATAATTAATAACTTCTGGATTACTACGCATCAATGTAACTAGTCCAGCAGCCTCACCTGTAGGATCAGTACGAGCTAGATCATCTAGTTTAGCACCTACTTCATTAGGATTATCAGCACGCATTATCTGACTAGACAGATTCATATTAGCCAAGAACATAGCAGATTGGTTCTCAGCAGATGTCAGCTTAGCAGCAATGCCAGCTTGTCCATACGTATCCCAAATCTTATTTAGATCAGCTTGTGCACTCTGCTTAGTTAAACTGTTTGCGCGCTCTAATATTTTAAGAGGATCAGCCGAATCAAGTATAGTGTTGAAAGTATTAAAGCTATTATCAATACGAGAGTGTGCCGCACTAATCTGATCTTGTGTAAACACCTGACCTTTAGCAGTAGCCTGCGCAAACTGAGAGTCTAGATTAGCATGGAGCTGTCCCTGTATAGTAGCAGCAGCAATCTTGTAATCAGGGATATTAACAGCAGAGCCATTAATCTTAAGGTCTTGCTGTAGTTTCATCTGCAAATCTTTGACAGATGCCTGAGACAACTGAGCTTGTGTATCAATGACGTACGGTAAGGCAAGAGTACCAGCATTAGCCATCTGAGACACAACATTGTCTGCTCTGTCCGCATTAGCCGCTTGCTCACGATCAGAATACAACTGCTGTAACGTACGATTAGATGACCTAGCTTCATGTAGATCATCAGCGTACTGCTTTGTAAGACTAGTTAGTATATCCGCACCAGCAGTAGAACCTTGTGTAGCACCAAAACCCATAGCTTGATAGGCTCGTTCAAACTCTGGAGCTAGGCCGGGGGTATTAGCTATAGCTTTACGGAGAGTGGACACAGCACGTACCTTAGCTTCATCAGCAGTGATAGCACCCTGTATCTGTCCAGCTTGTAGCTTCTGGAAGTCTCCAACAATCTGATCCACGCTACGCTTACTATTAGGATCAAGAAACTCAGTAGTTAGATCACTAATAATCTTCTGACCCTGCTGAGCCTGAGCATTTACATTCTGTAGTTTCTTACCAGCCTCATCAATAGCTTCTAGAGAATTGTATTGAGCAATCTGCGTACCAGCATTGATAGCAGATGGAAGTGTAGCCACTGCTACATCAGCAGTAGTAGGTGCAGCACTGACTGCTACAGGAGTAGGCTCAGAGATTTGTTTACTAAAAGCAGCCATCTATTTATTGCTCCGAATTATTTTGATTAAAGTCATAGGGCTTTAGCTGTGGTGCTGTTTGAGGAGAGAACAAGCTACTTCTAGTCTCAGTACCCTCAAGACTTCTGTGTATAATACGCTCAGTTAGTTCACGCTCAGAACCTTTCCAGATACGATTGTTAACAGCTTTTTGTATTCTAGCCTGCACATCTGGTTGTCCATCAAAGGGACGCAATGCAAGAGTAGCAGCTAGACGATAACGTTTATACAAGTCTTCATCGTAAAACTCACCTTCGTATTTTCTGTATAGTGCTACTAGTGTATCAGCAACAGCCTTTTCTTGCTTCTGTAGAGATGTCAAGTCTTTGCGCATCACCCAATTGTAGTACTCACGAGTAGTAGTAAAGCCAAGTGCGCGCAGTATAGCAGTAGGAACACGTTCTTCTTCAGTAGTATTGAAGAGAAGATTACCTCTACTATCAGTTACATGCCCCAGATTATAAATCATCCAAGCCTTAGTAGCATTGTTGTAGCTAGATGCAATCTTAGCCCATTCTGATGTAACGTCAAGTACTGTCTCCTGATCAAACTGAGAGAAGTCCTCAAATACAGGCGCAATAATAGCACCAGAATTTCTCCAAGCATTCAGGGCACGACTACCAATAGAGCCAGACGCACCCATCATAAGATCAAGAGCACCAATATCATCAGTCACCCATTGATTGTACGTGTCCTCAATACCACTGACAATGGACGTACGAGACGCAGCTTCAACACGTTCACCAGTCAGCCAGTACCAAAGCAATCCTTGAGCGCCATCTTCTGCGATAGTTCTAGTATTCTCGTCTAGTTCACCGTAATCTACGTACTGCGATGCGATAGCTGTCAGTGCTGCTGTACCAAATGGGAAGCCTTTAGCGCCAGATGTAGCTACACTACCAAGCAGGAACTTCCATTTATCTGCTCTTGATAATTCCTTACCTGCCATAGCTTCAAGCATTTTAGTATGCACCTGCAAGAACTGAGTGGCATTACCAATTACAGGAGCATGCTGCCACCAAGCTGCGTTAGCTCTGTCCATATTTAGAACAACAGCTTGACCACGTTTCATGATCTTCTCTTTATCAAACTCAGTAAGCTTACCACGCTTAGCAGGAAACTTAGCAAGATACTCATCACGAGCCATTAGCCACCCATAGGTACGTGTAAACAGTTCACCCTCCCTATAGAAGTATAAACCACTATCAAAGATACGACTAATAGCACTACGATCAGCATCGAATGAGTTCAACATAGCATCATAGTCTGCATTCGTACGAACAGAATCCATGATACCAGTTTCATTGAAGTCATCTACCAGTTTAACAAAGTCATCCTTAGACAAACCACCAGTTTTACTAAGGAAGTCACCGAGCTTATCAGCAATAATTCCAACGCCCTCCTTGTTGCCCAACCTACGCACGTACATAGCACTCCTAAGAGCGTTGTAGTGGGCTAGGAGAGGCACTACTCTATGAGGGCGCATAGCCATAGCTGGTAAAGCACCTGATGCCTGTACGACAAGCTGAGAGGGGTTGTACATACCAAGCATAGCATGGAAAGTAACAGTCTTCAGCAGCGTAAACGGGTCTTTAGAGCGCATATCAAGCGCAGCATCCCGTACTTTAGAGTCCTTTAGCCAATCAGAGCCCTCCATCAGACTGGCAATACGCCTCCAAGTACTCTGTGTCAGTGTTTCATCGCGTGTAGGTATGCGTAGGATGTGTCTCAAATACTCTTGCTGTAGTTTAGCAGCGCGTACTACCTCACCTTTCTTACTAATGATGCGAGAATTTAGCACATCACCCGGTTCAGCTAGAATATTTAGCCCATCAGGTCCGTATGTACGCTTAAACTTAGCCATAGCAGACATACGAAACTCATTAAACGTAGAAGTGTGTGCGGCATGAGCTAGATTACGCTTCAATGCGTCGATAGCAGACAATCTTACTGGTGTAGTGCCTTCAAGTCCGTACAAAAGTTGTCTCTGCACACGAGTAGAGCCGTACAAGCCACCCATACGAACATAATCTTGCTCCTCGCGTAGCGCTACATCACTAGAAAGTTCTCTGTCAGCAGCTACAACTAATTCATCAGCATTATCTTGTGCTTCAGCCCATGCCTTGGCATCAATTTCAGTATTAAAGATACGTTCTGTCTTGAAGATTTTCTTCTTAACACCAGAAACAGTAGTATCTACACCACGCCGTACAAAGAAATGAGCATTCTTACGAATGAGAGGTACATAACCATGACGGTAGTTAAGTACGCCACCGCCTCCAATGTCTCTCAAGTCATCTACAGAGACAACACCATGGTCCACCCACTCAATTTCATTAGCACCACGAGTTACTTTAACTGGATTCTTGAACTTGACACGCTGTAGTGTGCCATCTTCCAGTCCTTTCTGTATCTCTTCCTCAGAGATATTAATAATAGACTTACGAGTGGCGCTATACACACGGCTCACACCATCATCAAATTTATTTATGGGCTGTGCAAACGCCTGAAACGTATCAGTTATAGCATCATCAATGTTAAAGTCAAGACGTTTAAAGCCCTGAAACTCTAGTTCACGAGCAACACGAGTATCTTCCAACTTGAAGAGATCATCAAACACTCGGCGTAGGCCATAATACGCAGCCGCTTCCTTTTCCGTAAGCTTTACAGTACCGGCAGGAGTATCAATACCTTCCAGCATCAACTGCTGAGGAGTGAAGACTACACCATTCTTAGCTCCGGGGTTATCTCCAGCCAGAAGTATCTCATCAATCTTACTGCTGGACTTCTTACCCAAGCCCTTGGTAGCGCGACGAGCAGCTTCAGTCAGTGCTTTAACATTGGACGAAGCCTGTCTATCTAGCGTTGTAGCTTGACTGACCATATTGTCCTGAAATCTGCGTAGCAAGCTGTTAGGTGACGCAATCTTATGGAAGATATCACCAGTCATAGACAGTTCTTCCGCAGCAAAATTACCAGCATCTAGGTTAGTAAACCTAATAGGCTTGATATGGTACGTAGCATCAGGCGTTCTGACAGTGACTTTAAAGCCAGTGAGTGTATCCTTAATATCAAATGACACATCATCAGCAGCATACTGTGTAGGCTCTAAGCCATCACCTGCCTCAAGATACTTAGACTTGAAGTCATCTACCCATTTAGCTTTAACAGTCTCACGTTCTTTAGATGTAAAGAGGTTGTGTCCTTTGAGATTAACTTGTCCAAGTTTCTCTTCTACTGCTGCTACCTTGCGATCAATAGCTTCTACAGTGGATGCAGCGATACCATCAGTCTGATTAGGAAACAGTCCTTCTAATTTCCAGCCAGTAGTATTGCCCTGAACAGTATCTAGAGCTTCACCTACTGCATCAGCAGCTTCAGGATTATTGATTGCTTCTGCATTTAGTTTACCAGAAAGTTCTACCCCTTCTTTACCAGCAGTCTTCATGACCTTAAGTGGTTTAGTTCCTTTAAGCCAACGCACACCGTACTTACCAGCAGCAGTCAACAAACCACCACCCAGCAGTTCACCACCGATTTCTAGACCACCACTAATAGCAGCAGAAGCAAGAAAGCTTTGATCATTAGCGCCAGTAATCTGCTCAAAGTACTGCTGACGCAGGAAAGGATTATCTGTTTTAGATTCTACAAACTGCCTAATAGCTGGGAGATTAGCAACCTGTTCAGCAGGATCAAGTGCAGCATAAGCTCTCTCCAAACCCTGTACATTTAGACCCTTAACTTCAGGTAGCGCAGCACCCATCTCTATCGTGTCTAGAATATCTCTACCCGGTATCATTAAACCAAGGAAAGAGGAGACAGTATCAAATACACCATCAGTAGTCCCCATCTCAGCAGCTACCTGAGCAGCAATCATAGAAGACACAGTATACTGGTTCTGCTTAGTATCTTCCATACCAAGATTAATCATAGCTGAACGAAGAACACTAAAACCATCAGGTTTAGCTAGGTCATTAGTAGCCGCTTCAATCATAGCAGATTGATTATCTTGTATCTCCTGCTGAGACTGAGCTTCTTGATTGAGATCAGACAGTGCAAGATTGTATTCAGTAAGAATATTCTCATTGAACTGATGAATAACAGGAGCAGATGTATCAGCTAAGCCTTGCATACTTAGCTGATCTTTAAAGTTCTTCTGGTACTCAAGATTAAAAGAATCTCCTTCTGCGCTAGCCTGAGTTACGGCCAAGGCAGTAGCATTCGTTTTGTTAATGTCCTCTACGTAAGAGTCCTTCTTAACAACTGTGCTGTCCATAGACAGAGGAGCTTGTGGTTTTATATCATTTAAAGGCATTAAGATATCAAATCAAAAATAGTTCCAGTATTAACATCTGACCTAGACACAGTAGGATCAGCAGCTTTAGCAGTCTTAAAGATTTTCTGTGCTTCAGTGTACTGTCCCACAAGGCTGTCTGTTATCTGACTTAGGTTACTAAACGTGCTAGCTTTATTTAACAGACTACTGCTGCGTTCTGTACTAGCCCCATACGTACTAATAAACTCTAGATTAGCACCAAGCTGTGATACAACAGAACCACCACCACCTTCAGCAGCAGAGGACTGCCCTGCACCTAAATTAGCTGCACCTTGTTGTGCAGATGCTCTCTGTGCTCTAGCTTCGCGTACTTGTAGAATAGCATTCCTACGCTGTTGTATGCGCTGTAGTCGTTGCTGTTCTTTGGCTGCTTTCTTGGTCTTGCTACCAGCAATTGCACTTAGGCCAGCCTGACCTCCACCCGCTATAGCGCCAATAGGGCCGCCAGTAGCAAAGCCAATACCAGCACCAATACCTACCTTAGCAACTTTACTAAGTATACCCATTATTCATCCTTGTCCATCATGACTGGTATAGTCCAGCCCATAAGTTTACAATCCTTAGCCGACTGTGTAGCAAACTTCAATGCTACGCTTTTACCAGCACCTCTAAGTTTATTCTTTGTAATCACGACCTCTGGTATCTTAACAAAGTTAGTATCACTGTATGTACTATCAGGATAAATATAATGAGCAACACGATAGCAAGACTGCGCAGTAGTAACTTTCTTAGAGCTACTGTTATCATGGTGTCCCCAGAAAGCCTGCACTGTACAGCCTCCTGGATTAGTTAGAGAACCACCAGACTGTCCTGTTTCCGCTCTTTCAAATTGAACAAATAGATACAGAATACTTTTGTCTCTAGTATTATCCTCAAAGTTAAATGGTCCAGTTTTAATGTATGCGGCAGCATCTACACCAGTACTATCCTGAGTATACCAATCAAGAAAGCTCGTATTATTATAAGAAGAGAAGGTTAGCTGAACCTCGTATACAGTACCTTTATCTACAGCCACTTCTTTCATAACACTACTCTGTAGATAGAGAACCTGACCAGTGAGAGTATTAGTGACCCAGTTATCGTTAGAGACAGTTACTAGACTAGAATTAGTATCATCAATAGAGCCATCTGTAGTATCAATAGTTACTAGATCAGAGCCATTAATTATATTGATTAGGCCATTTGCAGCCTTACTGTAGTTTACAGTATAGATACCATAATCAGACGCGCCGTATTGTCCACCTACACCAGCAAGATTAGTAGACCAACTAAGTGTACCGGCACTATCTCTCTTTTCTACACGATCCGTTGTATCATCTACAATCCAGATAAGAGTATCATCGTATTCATCGCGTATGCAGGCTCTGTACGTACCAGTACCGAGAGTTATTTGACTATAAGTTACACCATACGTAGTAGCAGCATCACCATCATAGTAAGCATCTGCACGCACACGTATACGCCAAACCTCATCGTCTTCATTTACAGTCCAGAAATCTACGTATCCCATGCCATCAGTATCTGTGCCACGATTGCCTACTTGCAGAAGTTTAATATTAGCACCAGTAGTGTCTAAATAATTAGTATCGTCGGCACCGTATACATAAGATAGACCAGCAGTCTTACCACCAGTAAAGTCTGTGTTAAACTCCAAAAGTCCAATATTCTTAGAATCATACTTCCAAGTCATAATAAAATAAATCCAGCGCTTCTGCGTACTGTGCCATATCTTAGCAGATCGTGCTTGGATAACCTGCGCAAATTTATTAGTTGTATTTGAAATTGAGTTTGATTCCTGTAAGGAGCCAAAGTTATACCAAGTAGTACCTGCTGTAACAGTTACGTCTTGCGCAAACAATGGGCCCCCATTAGAACCAGACCACGCCCAAAACATATACTGAGTATCACCTATTAAACATAAAGGTTCCATACTACGATCAGCAGTAGGGTCGCCTAATACATCATCCATATCAGGGTCAGGTCTAGTCACAGAAGTAGTCTGCGTTTGATTAGTAATATCCCATACTTTTAGAGCTTGATCATCTGAAGTTACAGGATCACCCGTCATAGTGTAGGCTCTATTATTATCCCAGTCTACATCAAAATCATAACCACGGTATGCACCTACAGTTTGGGTTCCACCGCTAGTCTCAGTGTATGCTGTAATAGTATTAGTGACACCTGTACTAGTAATAACATTAGGTTTAAAGGCTACGTATTTAACAGTAGGTTCTTCACCAGTGATAACAGAAGACACATCAGTACGATGATCTACGTAACCACTGACAAAAGGAGAATTACTAGAAAGAGACTTAATGGCTCGCTTAGTGAAACCCTTGTTATAAAGATTGAATACCAATTCATCTGTGTACGAATACCCATCAAAGTCTGTGTCTAGAGAATAGAGCCAAGTAATCTTACGATTATAAATATCGTAGTGCCCCTTAGCGTATTGTTTTACATCATCATCTATAGGTGTATAGATATTACGAATAAGATCGCTGCTCATATCCTGAGCAATAAAATTACCATAATCATCTTGTGAAATATGATAGATAGCATCACTAGCCCAGTAAAAGATATCAGTCTCTGTTACTACTAAAGAATTAGTGGCTACTATGCCGGGAGCATTGTAAATCTTAATTACTTGATATTCATCAGCACGAAAGCCAACGCCACCATTAGGGTTTTTAACCTGCCATACACCATTAGTAGCAAACACAAGTAGAGTATTATTAAATCTCAGAAGCTTTTTAATTTCTTTAGCATCAGCAATAGTAATACTACCACCGTCTGTCTGAATAAGATCAGAGATGTGTTCTGAAGTAGGATCAGCTTCTTGATAGCATTTACCAATATCATTAGCTCCCTCAATCAAACGAGAGAAGAGAATAGTATTAGATGCGGACGGAGAGTCATCATCACCATCAGTAGTCAGCACACTGCCACCACAGTAGAAAGCACGACCTGCGTGTACTACAACATCGGTAGGGCCACCGTAAGAAATATCATAACCTAGGCTACTAACACTAATAGATGTAGCCGTAGCACGACTGTTACCACGATCAAAGAAATCTATAATAATGGAGCCCTTTGGTGCAGGAGTATCTCCGAAGTACTGACGTATGATTTCATTACTATCAAATGCACTATCTCTTGTCTTGCCCCAGAAAGCCTGCTCTGCATTTGAGGGGTACGCGGACTGTGCACTATTATAGCTAGTGATATTAGTAGAAGACCAACCCTGATTTTGTAGATTATAATTATGTTTATCGCTGAGAGAAGCAGGATTATTACCAGTAGCTAGTCCATCATCCACACCCCAGATATCTCTAACATTAAGCGTAGTGGTAGTACCAGTAACAGTTTGTGTCAATGGGCTATACGAAAGAATACGTACAAGTCCTTCACCAGAAGCTACTAGGAGATTGTTGCGCCATACATCTGCTTGTGCTTCTTGGTCTGCGTTTGCGCCAGATATAGTAAAAGACGTAACATAGTTATCTGACAGAGCACCATCGATAGACCAATCAAAGAAATAGAGTACAGTACCAATCTGAATTACGTACAGATAGAAACTATTGTCACTGGCCTTCCAGAAATGCGTGGTGACTGCGTAATCCAGCATCTTAGTTGTATCAGATTGCAAATAAATACCCGTAGTCTGCGCAGTGAATGAATCTTCATAATCCATACCAAGACGCCTACTACGGGTGTTGTTCTTATCTAGTTCGTAATTCTCTTCGTCTCTGCTATAGTCAGCAGGAAAGTTAATAAGGGAAGCCTCAGTATTGATGCCCTTACCAAACGCATTATATTCAAAATGTTCTTTAAGCTGAGGCATCTTTTACTTTTGGCTTTCTAGATTTATGATAAGGACGCTTATTATTTTTATCTAGTACGTAATCTTCGATAGCTCTTTGTGCTAGTACTTCTGTTTGATATTTACTTTTTAGCTCATTAGGAATTGGACCACTAGTATTCTGAATCACCCATAGACCACGTGGATGTAGTACTGGAAAGAGATTAGGTTTTGTCGAAGTGTGGGTTTCTGTGGTAACTGCCATAGCTATTCTTGCCTCGTCTTCCATAGTTGTTAGTTTCTATACCCTTTTCTACTTGACGAGCGTGTGTAGCATTCCAAGTCTTAGTAGCCCTAGCCTGCTGCTCAATCTTAGGATTAGCAGATTGTTTAAGAACTGTAAATGCAGTACTCTTAGCCTGAGCTAAAAATTCAGAGAAAGCTTTAGATGGTAGATCAGGGACGTAAGTATCTGTAGTCTTAGAATATACGGGTTCTCGCAGACCAAGTAGTTGTGACTTAGTAGGTACTAGACCATCTGTATCTACAGCGCTATCGTAGCTATCAAAGGCCACATACACATCATCAAAAGATGTCCAGAATTGTGGAGCCTTATCAGTACGAATATAGTAACTAGGTCCAGTTAGAAACGTAGGAGTTTCATCCGTAAGAGTCTTGTCTGTTACCTGTTCTACATTAGACGCTGCTGAATTATTCTGATTAACCTTGTAAAGAAACTGTTCAGGTGTAATATACGTAAGTTCTGTATACTTATCTTTTGTATCAGATGAAGTCCTAGTGTTATAGTAGACGTTACGAACTTCCTGAATGAGTGGCAGGGAATTAGAGCCCCAAGGAATACGAAGATAGTTAGGACGACTATCATCTCTTGTATTGATTGCATCTTCTGCTGCCATATCAAATCTAGTGAGCATCTCAAGATGAGGCCACTCACGAGTAGAAATCATCTGGTAATAAACTTTTTCAAGAATGTCCGCAACCTGCAAAGACTCAACAGTATCCGAGACAGAAGTTACCTCGTCACTATCAAGATCAGACAGAATACTCTGTACTAGCTGTAGCTGCGTAAGTTTAGCCATTACTTAGCAATCTCGTAGAAGTCAATACTGATACTTTGAATTTGTGCAGAACCAGAACGATTAGTTAGAATAAACGTATATGTACCAGGATCAAGAACAAGTTCACGATAAGATTCTGAGAAAGCATTAGAATAAGATACTGCGTAGTTTTCAAGCGCAGTACCAGCCACGCTTACAGTATCTCCAGTACGTACTGTGGCAGCAGCAGAAGTCTTAGTAGATTTACGATTGCGATTTACAGGAGTATACGCAGAGCCACTAGCAGCAGTACTGCCTTCATTTATAGTTACTTCGCCACCAGCACCCACACAGAATGAAGCCCTAGCATGAACAGTATAGCCAGAAGCAACTACAAGAGTTACCTCAGTATCCGCGTTGTCTGCTACTGCATCTGCAAAAACAGAAATACTAAATAAATCACCTTTATGAATTTTATCATGTATATATTCAAGTGGCGCAGTATGTTGTCGTGCAATAGAAGTCATTTAAATCTCCATATTAAAAGAGGTGGGGCGATTAAACCCCACCCCAATAGAAGGCTAATGCGTACTAGGCAGAGGCACTAGCCATGTCATTAGTTAGACTTCATATACCGAATGATGACTGCACCTTCACCAGTAGAAATGGCCGTGACAGTCGCTTCGAAATCAAAGCCGACAAGCGTGTCAGCAGCAAGCTCCGCAGCCCACGTACCATTAAGAGAAGCAGCAAGTACCTTATATGTACCAGCATCATCAATATCAGTATCTGCAAACGTAGCACCATTAGTGCTTTCCGAACCAGCCGTACCAACGTACAAGTCCTTATCCACAGCAGACGTAGTGATAGCAGTGTCTACTCGAAGAATGACTTCTACAATCGTAGAGCCAGCAGGAATTTTAGTAATGGCTAGCGCACGAGACGTACCGTCATCGAAGTAGTCCTGAAGGGAGGTGGCATCAAACGGGATAACCAGCTCCTGTACAAGACCATCATTCTTATAGACACCTACGCTGTCTTCATTAGACGTACGCGGACCATACTGATTGTAAGTAGTCCAACCGGGAACAACTTCAAAACCCATTATGTCCTCCTATTATTCAATTGCCGTAGCGTCGGTGACGATGACACCAAGAGTATCTTCACGCTGAACACCAAGACCCCAACGGGCAGTGGTAAGGAACTCGTCACGCTGGAAGTCCTTATTACGTTCAGTTTCTACCTTCGGAGGCTGACGCCACGCTACCATACCCGGCTTAGTGTTGTCATCCATTACACTCATGAAGATATTAGCTACACCAGTCGTAACCGTGTTAGCAGTACCATCATAAGTAACAATAGCTTCCGAAGCAATAGTGGGAAGACGATTACTAGTCCAGATATCCCAGCCATAGATGTTCATAACGAACTGATGCTCACGATCAAAGCCGTTCTCAAGCATCTGCTGATACACCGGCTGACGATTTACGTCATAGCCAGTATTGAACTTAGCATTAAGTGACGCACCTACAACCGGGTCAACAATACCAACACGACCATTCATAGGAACGTTAGCTTTGTCAAATGCCAACTTCATATAGTTAAGGTCAGCAAGCTCAAGAGTATCATTAGTACCAGAGCCAGACATACGATGGGAGAAGCCATTAACTGCATTAACATTTGTTGCAGTCTGAGCAGCATTCAGTACAGACAGGAAACGAGTTTCAAAGTTTTCCTGAATAGCACGAGTAGCTTCCATAGCACGAGCCGCCTGAAGCGCCTCAATCTGATTACCATCCTGACGCAGCACATCAGTTACGTACCAAGCATCACCAACATAGTCAGTAATGGACAGAGTAACCGTACCAGTGTCGATGGCATTGTATACCAGCGGCGTATCTTCCGTCACGTCCTGAAGCGTGGCAGTACCGATGGTTTTAATATTAAGAGTCGTACCATTACCAAAGTCAGATACGTCTCGCAGGAAAGAGTCCGGCAGAAGACCGTCGTGCAGATTCTCTAGAATAAATTGAGAATACTGTTGGGCTTCAATAAATGCCGTAGTATTACCAGTATTTTGACCAGCCATTATAACCCTCCGTTATAATTTACTGTTGATTACGTACGCTTTCCCCTGCCTTGCGCCATGCATCAAGTGCATTACCACCATTAAAGGGAGAACGTGGTTCACTTTTAGGATTACGAGGATGACGGAAACGTTCAGTACTCATACTAGATGGAACGTCTTCGGTACCCACAGGTTCCTTTACATCTTCAAGACCAAGAAGTTTAATCGCAGCTTTAGGTGAATGACTAGAGATGTCCTTCAAATACTGTGTACTAACACCGATCTCTTTGGCCTTGTTAGTTAGAAACTCAGCAGCCTTTTCTTTATTCTTAAACTTAGCCATGATAGCTTCATCTACAGATTTAAGGTTGTGAGTCTGCTGCTCTGTCGTACGCTCCTCTTCAGAGAATTGTTTGAACAGAGTCTTGAGCGTCTGCAAGTCAAGCTTGTCGGAGGGTTGCTCGTTAGGCTTATTACTTTCGTTTTCCTTGTCAGACAGTGTATTCAGAATTTCTTCCATGGTGATACTTCTCTCCGCTTTTTCTTTATAGAGTTCAAGTTTATTCTTAAGCTCTGCATTCTCAGACTTCAACGTTTCGATGAACTCTTGAGAAGGCTTCACGGATTTAAGTGCGTCTTCCACAGAAGTATATTTCTGAGTTCCATCCTCACGTTTGATCTCGGATAGCAGGGTAGCTACAGGATCAGGTTCGCTAGGATCGTCGTTAGGCTGGTCAGCCTTGGGTTCCTCTACAGGAGGAGTATTAGGTTCTTCATTATCGAAGATAGTTCCGTCTTGGTCAGACATTATGTCAAGTTTCCTTTACATTGCTTATAGTATATTATACCATATAAAATTACAAAAGTCAATACCTAATCGTAAGTATTTTGCAAAAATCCATCAATTAATTCAATTTCTTTCTTTAAACCGCGCATTTCACCAACGATTGCCGCTAGTTTATCCGTCCAATTAATAGTTTCAAACAGAGATCGTTCAGTTATTTGTTTATCTAGTTCGTATACTCTGCGTTCAAGATAAGCCTTATAGTGCTTCAGAAACAGTTTACTGCTTTGAATAGTAGCAATAACATCTTGCTTAGTCTGTTCTGAATCAAACTTCCAGTAGTTACTGAACCGCTGGGCCATTAGGCACATCCTCATCTATCTGTGATTCTACTTCTACGTCTTGCTGTACTTTCTGAGCAATACGTGCAGTATCACCTTGTTCAATTACACCGACATTATCACGAATGAGATTATACTGGTCTAGATTAAGAGCGTCTTCAACAACTTTAGCAAGAGCTTTACTAGACATATGAGGCTTAATCTGTTCCCAAATAGGCGTACCAGAAAGCTGTGTCAGATTCTGCACAAGCTGCGCCTGAGCAGCAAAGTGTCTAGCACCTCTAGCACGAAGCTTACCCTTGGCAATGATATCTTCCTTCGTAATAGTCAGGAACTGTTCAACACCAATATCCGGATCAAGAATACGGACAACATCACTGCCATCCATATTTCTACGAGCCATCTCTAGCATGCTATTAAGCACACGCTCCATAACAACTTCGAACTGTGTAATCTTTTCTTGGAAAATACGAGAGGCGGCAGTAATAAGGGTCTGCACTTCAAATGCAGTTTTCTCACCGGGGGTACGGAAGCCCATAGTTTCACGAGGAGAGCCAGCAAACTCTTCCATTAATTGCTCTAGTCTGGCAATCTGTAGATCAGCATTGAGTGCAGTAGTATCAGGAGCAAGCATCTGAACGTCACCACCTTCATCAATGGGAATCTTAGACATAGGCTTCCACTCAAAGTCTTCTACTTCACCAATAATCTTAAGAGGCGGGAAGGCAATAAGATCGAACACATCGGCCTTTAGATTCTCAAGATGATCAATCCTGTACTGCATACCAACAAGATTGTTCAGTGGGCCTTGAGCATACAAGCTATCAGGACGATGACGCCAGCCAGCATGATCCATGTAGCCATTACCAAACCAGCTAGGATTCTTCTTATTACGTACAACATGAGTCCTATCAGCTACAGTAATTACTGAGTTCTTGTGGTATTCTCCTGTATCCATGTCATGGAAGTCACCACGAAACTCAAGAATTTCTACAAGACCAGACTGGTAATATTCGTACAGACTACCGAAGCCATCCATCTGAAAGCCAATAGCTTTATCAAACTGATACGGTTTGTATCCTCTACTAGCTTCACGTATAGCACCGATCTTTGCAATAGCATCTCTAGCCCAAGTAGCATCCTCTGGATTCTTATCTACCATAGCTATAAGCTCACCGATAGTTAGAAGCTTACGAGTAATCTTGGGAGAAGACGCAAAGTCATTAGCTACTGGATTAAATACTACGTCATACACAGACCTGCGTACGAGCTTAGGGCCAACATACTTAGTAGTCTGTTCACCAGTCTCTGCATCTGTTACTACGTCATTAACCCAGATAACATCAAAGAAAGCATTACCATAGATTACATAGTCTTCTACAAGACTGAGAATAGTTTCACGGAAACCACTTTCTCTAAGCTTGTTTTCCATGTACGCTTGAATTGCAATACGTTTCTCTTTGTCTGCTGCACCAGCATCAAAGGCTTCCCACTTCAACCATTCTGAATTAGGGAAGAGAGCAGAGATATAGTTAGCGATTAGATTATCATGAATCTGTGTGAGCTTTGGAAGAGTAGTAGAGTTCTTCCAAGGAAGTGTAGAGTTACTAGTCGTAGTGGTGTCAGTTGCAAAAAGATAATTACGTAGCTCAGTCTGTTCACTAATCCACGATTGTCTCTGCTGATTCCACGTATCGTATTTTTCTACTAGAGCCCTAGCAAATGAATGAGGCTCAATAAGATTCTTAAGTTCTGCGACTGTACCAGCCATTAATGTATGCCTCCGAAACGGGAGTGAAATAGGTTCTGAGTGCTAGTAGAGAATGGTGTTTCAAAGTGTCTCTGTCTAGGTGGATTAGCAATACTAACTACTGAAGCTAGCGCATCCTTCACGTCATCATGAGGTGGAAAGTTAAGAACGAGTTCTTCCTCTAAGACCTGACAATTACCATCTCTGTAGTGCCAAACTTGAAGGTTGTCATATCTGGGTTGAAGGGTAAGATTGATTCTCTCTTCCTTGGTTCCTTCATTTCGAGTTGGGGTGTACTCTTCAATTTTAATAGGATACCCATCCTGTTTGACTTTTTCTTTAAGTTCCCTAACAATAACTTTCTGCGCAGCCGTTACTTCTGCACGTAGTTTCTTAAAGCTCCATTTAAGATAGAGTCTGAGTATCTCATCATAGTAACCCTGAACTCTATCCTGTTTGAATCTAGCGATATCTAAAACATATATATTATTATCAGGATCAACACCAATAACTACTAGAGCAGTGTAATCAGCCTTGCGGGTAAGAGAGTACGCAAAGTCTATACCAGCGTACACATTAAGTTTCTTGTCTTTGAAGAACCAATTACCACCTTGTTCCTTAAGATGCTTCTTATCAAAGTACTGAAACTTATCAGGAGTAATAGGAGCATTGGTTCTATCATTAGGATCATTATAGTACTGAGCGTAGAACTGTGTCTTGTCCAGATACTGGGCTTTCTTAGTCATGAGAATTTGAGTATTAAAACCAAACCACTGACCGTCTGAACGTTGCTGACGAGGCCACAGGAACTCACCTGTACCATCACCACGATCC